CAAATAATACAGCGGTAGGTAATCAGGCAGGTAAAACAATTTCAACAGGTACAAACAACGTTTGTATTGGGGGAGAGTCAGGATTATCTACAAATCTTACAACAGGTACAGGTAATGTTCTAATTGGTCAATACAGCCATCCTAGTGCTGCAGATGCCAATTACGCAAACGGTATTGGTTACGATATTAATGCTGAAGCTGGATACACCACTTTAGGAAAATCAAGTGATGACATTAGAGCCGCACACGGAACTGCTTCTTGGGCAACTGTATCAGATGAAAGATATAAAAAAGACATTGAAGATTCTACAGCAGGGTTGTCATTTATTAATGCCTTAAAGCCACGCACCTTTAAGTATAAAAACCTTGGTGAACTTCCCGAAACATTTCAAGCTTATGTAGCTAACTCAACAGATGTCTTTAAAAACTCAAACACTAACCACGGCTTTATAGCCCAAGAAGTTAAAACAGCTATAGATGCTGACAGCAGTATCAAAGATGGCTTTAAACTGTGGGATGATAGAGAAGACGGGTCACAGGAAGTAGCAGAAGCTGCACTTATACCTGTGCTAACTAAAGCAGTACAAGAATTATCAACAGCATTAGATGCAGCACTTGCTCGCATAGCAACACTAGAAGGATAAAAAAATGGCAAGAGAAGCAGACCAAATAGCACAAGACTATTCAGCGATGTTGGGCAGTGTAAGTGTAATTACTGAAGTTATAGCTACGCATGATAAAGGTGCTGATGCAACGAGTGAAGACTTTTGTAGCGACATGACAACGGCAGAAAAGAAGGAACGTGTTGCAAGAAGCAAAGGTTACTTAGATCACATGAAAGCGTTAGATGATTGGGGTAGTGAAGACATGACACCAGTAACAAATGCTATCAATGCGGCTACAACATTTATAGGATAACACTTTGAATTAATTTAACCACAACAAAAGGAACTAAAATGGCTGACAAAAAAAATAAAACCTCAGTTACTATAGACGATAAAGAATACTTCTTAGAGGACATGAGTGAAAAGGGACAAAGACTCTTTCAACACGCAACTGACTTAGACAGAAAAATTAATAATTTAGTATTTCAAGTAGAGCAAATGCAACTAGGAAGAGAGAATGTTATGTCTAAACTTTTAGAAGAAGTAGATTTAAAAAAAGACGAATAACATATTATTAATAATAAGGACATAAAGTAGTGGCTAAAAAACCAACTATATCTTCTATCGCAACAGGTTATTCATCTACAACACTTTTGAATAATAACTTCGAAGCTTTAAGAAATGCTTTTGATAATACTTTGTCGTTAGACGGTAGTACTCCTAATTCTTTGTCATCAGATTTAGATATAAACTCAAATGACATTACAAATGCTAAATCTGTAACTACAGATGAGTTAATTTTAGGTGGTACTAAAGTTGTAAGTTTAGCCAGTACTTTAACTTTTATTGGAGAGTGGCAAAACGGCACAAGTTACTATGTAAATAATATAGTTACAGTTCTTGGAAATGCTTATATTTGTCTTATAGATAATACAGGAGGGTTTTTTCCTTTAGATTTATCAGCAGGAAAGTGGGCTTTATTCGCATCAAAAGGTGACTCAGGATCAGGCTCAGGTGATCTAGTGTCTTCTAACAATTTGTCTGACGTAGCAAGTGCATCAACAGCTCTAGCTAACTTAGGTTTATCTGCAACAGCAGCAGAAATAAATTATACAACAGATGTTACTTCTAATATTCAAGCTCAAATAAATGGCAAACAAGCTTCTAATGATATCCTTACAGACCTTGCTGGTTTAACACAAGCTACTAATAAGATCCCATACTTTTCGTCAGCTACAGCTGCCTCCGTCTTAGACTTTAAAGACGAAGACAACATGTCATCAAACTCAGCTACAGCTATACCTTCTCAACAATCAGTTAAAGCTTATGTAGACGCTAGCGGCGTTACAAAATATACAAGTGCACAAACAAGTATTACTGATAACCAATTACTGACTTTTTCTCATGGGTTAGGTGCAACTCCATCTTTTGTTATTATCGACTGTATAGCCAAAACAAGTAACTCTGATGGTTGGAGTAATGGTGACAGAATTCAAATGAATCAAAATGCAGACTTTAGTGGAGATAATGAAGGTATGGGTATTAGAACAGATAGTAGTAACGTGTATGTAACTATTGGAGCAAACGGCCCAGGTCTAGCTACTTTTAGAAGTAATGGAGTTGCTGCAGTATTAACTTCCAGCAAGTGGAATATTGAAGTAAAAGCATTTTTAATAAGTTAATTAATGGCGACTTTAGAACACATTAAGACAGCTGCTGAAAGTGACCTAGTTACTTTTATTAAGTTAATAGCTCCTGAGCAAATGCTAGGTCAATGTCACGAGGATGTCTGTAATTGGTGGATAAACCCAGAAGCTAAAAGTCACCAGCTTCTACTCTTTCCTAGGGATCACGGTAAGTCTCGATTAGTAGCTTTTCGTGTAGCCTGGGAGTTAACCAAAGATCCTACACTTAGGATACTTTATATATCAGCTACAGCTAATCTAGCTGAAAAACAATTAGGATTTATAAAGGGGATCATTACTTCTGATATTTACCGACGATACTGGCCTGAACATGTCAACCATGATGAAGGCAAGAGAACACGTTGGACTAACTCAGAGATTATGTTAGATCACCCATTAAGGAAAAAAGAAAATGTTAGGGACCCTTCTATCTTCACTGGTGGGCTTACCACGTCGCTTACTGGGCTTCATTGTGACATTGCTGTCTTGGATGATGTCGTTGTGTACGAGAATGCTTACACTGGTGAAGGACGTAATAAAGTCAAAAGTCAGTACTCTCTTCTCTCGTCTATTGAAGGTGCTGAAGCTAAAGAGTGGGTCGTAGGAACTAGGTATCATCCTTCTGATCTTTACAATGATCTTCTTCAAATGACAGAGGACATCTATACAAAACATGGAGAAAAGATCGGTGAAGAAAATATCTATGAAATCTTTGAAAGACCAGTAGAAGACAGAGGAGATGGTACAGGTCAATTCTTATGGCCTCGTCAACAACGTAAAGACGGCAAGTGGTTTGGATTCGATATAAAAATCTTAGCCAAGAAAAGAGGACAGTATTTAGATAAAGGACAGTTTAGAGCACAGTACTATAATGACCCTACCGATCCAGATAATGTACCTGTAGGCTCAGATAAGTTTCAGTACTTTGAAAGAAAACATATACGTGATGATAATGGTCACTGGTTCTATAAAGAAAAGAAATTAAATGTTTTTGCTGCTGTTGATTTTGCCTTTAGTTTAAATAAAAAAGCTGACTACACAGCTATCGTTATAGTAGGAATAGATTCAGATAATAACATATATGTATTAGACATAGATAGATTTAGAACTGACCGTATATCTGATTACTTTGAACATATCTTACACTTGTCTAATAAGTGGTCCTTTAGAAAACTAAGGGCTGAAACAACAGTAGCTCAAATGGCTATCGTTAAACAATTAAAAGAGTTGATTAAACAACATGGACTATCTATTAGCATTAATGAATACAGACCAAATAAAAGCCAGGGTAATAAACAAGAACGTATATCCTCAATCCTTGAACCAAGGTATGACAATATGAGTATATGGCATTACCGTGGAGGCAACACTCAAGTACTAGAAGAAGAACTGTCATCTCGTAACCCTGCACACGATGACGTAATTGATGCGTTAGCTTCAGTTGTAGACATGGCAGTTAAACCTGCTCGTAGAATTAGACGTTATAGTAATAACGTAGTACAATTTAATAAAAAATTCGGAGGAGTTTCCTTCTAATGGCTGGAACAACTATTGATATAGACAAGCTTATTGAACCCCATGCTTTAGCTTCTGAGATTACAGAAAGATGGACTAATTGGAATAATGCTCGTCAAAGTAAAATTGATGAATGGAAAGAACTTCGAAATTATTTGTATGCAACAGATACTCGAACAACTTCAAATAGTAAACTACCTTGGACTAATAGTACCACTACACCTAAGTTAACACAAATTGCTGATAACTTACATGCTAACTATTTTGCAACTTTGTTCCCTCAGAAACAATGGTTTCGTTTTGAGGCATATGACAAAGACTCAAACACTAAAGCTAAACGAGATGTTATTCAATCTTATATGAATAATAAAATTAGGCAGTCAGACTTTGAGAATACTGTCAGTCGTTTGATAAGTGATTTTATACAGTATGGTAATTGTTTTGCAACGGTAGACTTCTCAAAAGACTACACTAGATACGAGGACGGAGAACTCTCTGTAAACTATGTAGGACCTAAGTTAGTCAGGATTAGTCCTTTTGATATTTGTTTTAATCCTATGGCTCCATCTTTTGAGGACAGCCCTAAGATTGTACGTACAGTTATGACACTAGGGGAAGTCTCTCGTAAGATAGAAGAAACTGTAGACAATAGTTACATGAAAAAATTGCTGGATAAAATGATGCACAATAGGTCATCTACTTCAGGGGTTGATATAGATGTAAGTAAATCACAGGCTTTTATTGCGGATGGGTTCTCAACTTTAAATGAATACTATGAGTCAAACTATGTAGAGATACTTACATTCTACGGTGACATATATGATAGTGAAAATGAAACCTTCCATAAGAACCGTACTATATCTGTAGTAGACAGATCCTATGTTTTGTTAAACGAGCAGAATCCTAACTGGTTAGGCAAGGCTCCTATCTTCCATGCAGGATGGAGAGAACGTCCTGACAACTTATATGCAATGGGTCCACTAGATAATCTTGTAGGTATGCAGTATCGCATTGATCACCTAGAGAATCTTAAAGCTGATGTGTTCGATCAGATAGCTTACCCAATTATTAAAATTAGAGGTGACGTAGAAGACTTTGATTTTGCCCCTGCTACTCGTATATACATGGGTGAAGAAGGTGACGTAGGTTATTTAGCACCTGATGCTACAGCACTTAACGCTGACTTTCAGATTCAAAACCTAGAGAATAAAATGGAGATGTTAGCTGGTGCTCCTCGTGAAGCTATGGGTATTCGTACAGCAGGAGAAAAAACAGCTTTTGAAGTACAGCAACTAATGACAGCAGCAGGTAGAATCTTTCAACATAAAACAGCACACTTTGAAAGAATATTCTTAGAGCCAATTTTAAATTCTATGCTTGAAGCTGCACGTAGAAACATGGACTATGCAGATACTATTCGTGTACTAAATGATGACACAGGTCTATATTTCTTTGAACAGATTACTAAAGAAGACATTAAAGCTAACGGAAGAATTGTACCTATAGGTGCTCGTCATTTCTCTGAAAGAGCACAAAGAGTACAAAACCTTACTCAACTATACCAGTTAAAGTTAGCTGACCCAACTATGTCAGCACACTTGTCAGGTAAAGAGTTTGCTCGTTTAATGGCAGATGAGTTAGGTGAACCAGCTCTCTTTGGTGAAAATATAACTGTAGTCGAACAGGTTCAAACACAAAAGGTAGCAACTGAAGCTCAAGTACAGTTCGAAGAAGAACAGCAAATTGCAATAGAGAAAGGAATTTAATATGCCTTATAAAAAAGGAAAAGTTAAAGAATACAAAAATAAAACTAAGAAGCCGATGAAACCTAAAAAGAAATAATGAAAACTTCCTGGTTTAAAGAATGTAAGACGAAAGAAGATAAAGATAAAATTCGTCAAACGGTCATTGCTAACCGAGCAAGTCTTGACCGTCTCAAAGAAATCCTAGAGCCTTTGCTCAAGGAAACTCCATCTTCAGCCGACTATGACAGCCCTTCTTGGGCCTATAAGCAAGCTGACAGAATAGGATACAACCGAGCACTTAACCAAGTGCTTGACTTAATTAACTTAGATAAGGAATAACCCATGTCCATTTTTACTGAGACAGATTCTAACCAAGAAAAACCTCAGACAGAACAAGTAGAAACAACTGAACAAACCAAAAACTCATTTGTAGATACACTTGTGCAAGCCAAAGGAGAGAACTGGCGTGATCCTGAAACTCTAGCTAAGGGTAAACTTGAGGCTGATACCTACATATCCCAACTAGAAGATCAGAACAAACAACTTAGGGAAGACTTAAGTAAGAACGATTATGCTGCTCAAGTACTCGACGCAATCAAAGACAAGGCCGCAGACACCAGCACTGCGAAAGACTTTGAGGCTGAAAAAAATACTGCTGGCGTTAAAGAGGAAGGCACACCACCTTCTCTAAACGAGGATAATCTGAAGAGCCTTGTTGAGAAAACCCTTCTTGAGAGGGAGACTAAAAAATCAGCCGAAGACAATATTAAGACTGTTGAAAAAACACTTCGAGATAGATTCGGTGAAAAACTTAGTCAAGTTCTACAAGATAAATCTAGTGAAATAGGTTTGTCTATAAGTAAGATGGAGGAGTTAGCTTCTGAATCACCTAATGCTTTCTTAACACTCTTCGGAGACAGTAAGCAAGACAGTGGTTTTAGTAACATAATTAACAACTCTATCAATACAGAAGGGGTAAATTTGCAATCCTCGACAGAACGTAACTGGAATTACTATCAGAACCTTCGTCGGGAAAATCGTAACCTTTACTATACACCTAAAGTGCAACAACAAATGATTCAAGATAAATTGCGATTAGGTGAAAAATTTGGTAATTAAATAGGAGAAAACCAATGTCTATGACAACTGGCAATAGTTCTCTTTTAACTCGTACCGACGTATGGGGATCTGAGTTAAAAGAGATTCTACGTGACGAAATGCAAGCGCAACGTTACGTAAGAATGTTAGATGGCTTTCCAGATGGAAACACATTTCACATTCCTTCAATTGGTCAAGCACAGGTAGATAACTACAGTGAAGATTCTGCTGTAACTTATAGACCACTTGACACAGGTGAGTTCACATTTAGTGTTGACAAGTATTTGTCATCTGCAACTTATATGACTAAGAAAGCAGAGCAAGATACTTTCTATGCTAATGAACTTATGTCTCGTTTTGTTCCTGAGCAAGAACGTTCAATTATGGAACATTTCGAATCTACAACTATGTCTGCAGCTGAGTCTGGCGTTACAGCTAACTCACAAGAAGCTATCGACAGCGTATATCACCGTATGTCTGGTGGAAACTCAGGTAAAATAGAACTAGCTGACTTTGCTTATGCTCGTTATGCTTTGAAAAAAGCTAATGTTCCTGATCAAATGATGGTAGCAGTCGTTGACCCATCTGTTGAGTTTACTATTAATACTCTAACTAACATTGTAGGTGTTTCTAATAACCCTATGTTTGAAGGTTTAGTACGTGATGGTATAGCAACAGGTATGCGTTTCGTAGCAAACGTGTATGGCTTCGATGTATACTGTTCTAACTACTGTGCTACTGTAACAGACAGTGCTCTACCTGAAAGAGATGGTTCAACAACGAACAACTTCTCTTCTACAAACGGTAAAGCTAACTTGTTCTTTTCAGCAGCTCCAACGGTTAATCCGTTTGTTGGTGCTTGGAGACAGATGCCTCAAGTAGACTACGACTACAACAAAGACTTCCAAAGACACGAGTTTGTAACAACTGCTCGTTATGGTGTTAAGTTGTACCGTCCTGAAAACATGGTTGTTGTTGCAACCAATCCAAACGTATAAGGGGGATAACTGATGTCTTACACTAACTCAG